GACGGCGAGTTCGTGTTCGCCACCAACGCCGATCTCATCGTACCCGCTGCCACAACGGTTGCGAGCGTCACGGCGACCTGCAGCACACCAGGTCCTAACGCCAATGGCTATTTGCCCGGACAGATCAATGTACTGCTCAACCCCAACGTGCTAATCGCTTCCGTAACCAACACCGCGACGACCGGCGGCGGCTCGGCGCCCGAGACCGACGATCATCTGCGCATTCGCATCCAGGCCGCGCCCAACCAGTTCAGTGTGGCTGGTCCGGCTGGAGCGTACCGCTTCTTCGCGCTCGGAGTCGATCCGTCGATCATCGACGTCGACGTGGTGTCGCCTACGCCCGGCAGCGTCCAGGTATACATCCTCACCGGGCCGATTGCCGCGCAGCCTGCCGCTTCACCCAACAGCGCGGGCGTGGCAAATTCAGCGCTGCTCGCCAAAGTGCAGCTGGCGCTTGGCGCCGACGACGTGCGGCCGCTGACCGACACCGTGAGCGCGCTCGCGGTGAGCGAAATCGATTACCAGATTACGGGCACGGTCACACTATTTGCGGACGCCGAACCGATTTCGACTATGGCCGCCGTCAACGCCGCCGCGGAGAGCATCGCGCTCAACCTGGCCGCGCGCATCCAACGCGACATCGTGCCAAGCGAGATAGTGGCGGCGCTCTCGGTGCCAGGCGTCTACCAGGTGGTGCTGACCCAGCCCTCCTATACGCAACTCACTGCCGGGCAATGGGCCAACTGCACCGCGATTACTTTGACGCAGGCGATCGCCACGGAGCATTCGTGATGATCACGCCGGCCAAGCAGTTTTGTCCACTATGCCGGGGCGAGTTGCGCATGGCGGATGCGGTGCGCATTCATCTTGTCGCCGACCACAAGCGGAGCACGATCGAGGCCGACGAGCTGATCGCTCGCTTTGACACTGCGAAGCCGATTCCCGAGCCAGAGCCGGAGCCACATATGTATTGCACGGGCGGACAACTCAGCAGTGGGGGCGCCCGGAACAATTGTGGCGCGGGGGCGCCGCGCTCACTGGTGCACTAATGGCGCAGCTTCAGTTACCGCCGTCGATAAGCGATCTGCGTTCGCAATCGCTGTTAACGACGATCGAACGGCTCGACGCGCTTGACCTTACGCCATTGCTCGTTTACCGCCTGGACTCGGCTCCGGATTCGGCGCTGATCTTCCTGGCCTGGCAGTTCGACATGCTCGATCCGCAGTGGCAACTTGCGGCGAGCACGTCGGGCGAGAGTATCGACGCGCTGACTGACATCGACTCGATCACCGATATCGATACATTGTTATCGTCGTCGGGTAGCGCAGGGCCGACCGACTTCGATTCCTGGCGAGCACTGCTGCAAGCGGCCATTCCACTGCATCGCGTGCACGGTACGCCTTATTCAATAAGGCAGGCGCTGGGCTCGCTCGGCTGGCCCAGCGTCACTTTCCTGGAGGGACAGACGAGTTGGGGAGGCAGTGCATGGCCGTCAGCGCAGGGCTGGGCGGTATTTCGAGTGGTGGTCAACCTAGCGGCGGGACAGACGGTCGGGGCCAGCGACGCGACCCGGATAGTAGCCGCGGTGAATTTTTTCAAGCCGTCGCGAAGCTGGCTCGACGCGCTGGTGTTCGAGGCGGCGCCGCTCGGGGACTCGGCGCCCGCGCCGGGCGACTACATAGGCGCGATCGATAGCGCACCGGCGCCGAGCGACCTTCTGAGCGCGCCGCTGGCGCCGCTGACGGAGCATCGGATGATCGCGCCAGTCTACAATCGGCACTACTACCATATCGGTATAACATATGGCGCCAACGAGCCGGCGGTGGCCGACTCCGGCGTGGTCGCCAACGGAGTGCCGATCTCGGCACGCGGGTAAAAGCAATGGTAAAACGTCCAAAGGGAATAGTCAGACTCTTCAGCCGCGGCGCCCTGGTGTGGGAGTGCCGCAACTTGTTCGTCAATGCTGGGCTGCCGGCGCTGGCCAATTTGATGGCCGGGGTCACGTCCGGCCAGTACGCACTAGCAGTCGGCTTCGGTTCCGGCCCAGCTGCGCCGACAGTAGCCGACGCCGATCTTAGTACAGCGCCCAAATACTACAACTCGGTGGGCATACATACATTTCCGAACTCCGGGAGCGTGCAATTCAACTACGCGCTGTCGGCGACCGCGGATTACGGCGCGCTCGGCATGACCGTCCAGGAAGTGGGGCTGTTCGCCAACGGCGCGGCGGCGGCAATGCCGGCGGCGCTAGGGACAGCGAATCCGGCCTGGGCGGCCTCCACGGCATGGACCGCCGGCAGTCTGGTGGTCGATGCCAATGGCAATATTCAGCGGTGTACGACGGCTGGCACCAGCGGCTCCGGCGTTCCTTCGTGGGCGACGGCGCTGGGCGCTACAACCGGCGACGGGAGCGCGGTCTGGACGGCGGTTGCGCTACACGCGGCGCCTTCTCCAATGCTGGCGCACGCCGCAGTGCCGGCCTTCGCCTTCGACGGCTCGGCGAACTACCAGGGCACCTGGACTTTCACGTTCTGAGGTGGATGATGGCAACGCTTATAGATAGTCCGGAATTTACCGCCAACGAGATCTACCAGATTCAACAGACCGATCCAGTCGAGGGCGCCGGCGCCGGCGCGAGTTTTAGTGGCATCGGGGTGAGCAACGAACCGCATCAACAACTCGCCAACCGCACGGCGTTTCTCTACGGACGACAGAACACTAATATCGCGAACATCGGCGCTCTGCAGAGTTTTGTCGCCGGCTTCACCGGTTCCCTCAAGACCACGGGCTATCTGAAGATTCCGCTGACCGACGTTAGCCGCGGTCCAGTGATCGCAATTATCCAGTGGGGATACTACGCTCTCGCTCAGCAGAGCATTCCCAATGATACGACATATACGGTGACCTGGCCGATCCCGTTTCCCAATGCCATATTGCTGCCACCGCTGGCCACCAATGTTTACTATAACACCGTGGGTGGCAACACCGCAGCGTCGGTGATTAGCTATGGCGTTTCGGGCGCAACCTTTGTGCTCGACGTTCCTGGAGCCCTGATGCAGCGGGCCGGCCTGGCAAGCGAACAGAGTAACGGATTCTCCTGGCTGACAATCGGGTTCTGACGGATTTACACATGCATAAATCTCTATCGATGGCCTTCCTCGGAGCGCTCTTGGCACTGACTATGCTGCCGGGCGCAGCGGCGGCGCAGTATCAGGCGATTCCGAATTTCACCGGCATCGGCGCCGGCTTCAACTTCCGCCAGGCGATCAACCAGCGCCTGTCCGGAGCCCAGTCGATCGCGCCGCAGATTGTGGGTCTGCCGTTCGCGAGCCTGCCGGGAGAGCGCGACGGACTTCTGCTGTGGTGCAAGGACTGCCAGGCGACCACCCCATGCAGCGCGGGCGGCGCCGGGGCATGGGCGACGGGCTCGCGCGGCGCCTGGGCCTGCGCGGCCGGCGCGCTCGAGCAGGACCTCAATGCCAACGGACACAACATTACCGCAGCCGCCAGCGTCCTCGCGCTTCAACCAGGCGATTCGCAATCACGCGAGTCGCTGGTGCCCGGCGCCGGAATCAAGATCGGCAATGGCACGACCGCACCCTTCACCGTTATCGATGAGGGCGCGAACGTCAGCGGCAACGTCAATGGCGCGATCAACGTCAAGGCGCCGCCCTATCTTGCCAGGGGCGATGGCGTCACCGACGACACCGCCGCGATACAGACGGCAGTCAACGCCGCCTGCGCCGCGTCCGGGATTAACAAGCCGGAAGTCTTTTTACCTGCCACTCCGGGCGGATTGTACTATCATACCACCGCTCCTATTCTTATAAATTGCTCAATCAAGTTCGAGGGCGCTGGGTGGACCCAGACCTGGCTCAGGCAGAACTATTACGGCCCGACGATTATCGCGCAGCAGGCCGAGGCCGGGTGGAAGCCGCCGTTCACGTCGAGTATCAGCCTGACCTGGCAGGCCTCGCACGGCTACGCGCAATATGCGGACATCCTCGATTCCAACGGCAACGTCCAGGTGCAGGAGGCGCCGGGTTGCACCTCCAGCAGCGGATCGCATCCGGCGTGGCCGACCACTCAGCCGAACACAGTGAGCGACAATACCTGCACCTGGGCGCTCGCGACCACAGGCGGTACGACCCAGATCGCGAGCGGCGGCGGCACCAGTCTCGACGCCGCCGACCCTGAGTTTTTCAATGGCGCGGGCTACGGCGGCAATAACGCCACCGCCGAAATCATGAATGCTTCGAACATCGAAGCGTCTCTCAACGGAGGCGCTTCGGGCATACCTCACTTCACGGTCGAGTTCTATGTCGAACCTTTCCTCAATGACGCCGGCGGCTTTGGCAACTACAACTTTTTAACGATCTCTCCTGGAGCGCCTCAGCAGACCAACGTTCAGGCATTGGGTTTTCTTATTAACGGAAACGGTGGCGGATGTACTTACAAC